CATTGCTTCATATACAACTTTCGGTATTAATGGCTTGTAGAGTTCTGCGTGTTTCTTGATTAAGGATTCTTTTAATTCCTTATATTCCACAAAAGCCTCGTGAGGCGTATTGTGAAATATAGTTCCCCACAAAATAAGCTTCCCATCTCTACACCTAGCTCTATACTTACCCGTCTTACGGTCAATCACAACTCCTACGGGGTGATTAAACTTAGGATGTGTACGTTTTCTAAAAATACAATTTATACCGTGTGGGACAAGTACGCATGTATCCGGGCTATATAGTTTATTTCCGCGAACTATAATGTCCTTGTCTATGTCTAAGTTCTCTCCGTCAATGTTGTACGTATTTTCTTCATACCATATTTTAAAGTTCTTATACGATAACCATTCATCACAACACCAACACCCTTTGTAGTTCAAAAGACTACCGTTCCAATTATCAGGGTTGCATCGTCTTTGAATTCCATCCCAAATGTTTCTACTTCTTTCCGTATTACCCATATCTTTTTTCGTCCCTTTTCAAATTATCAACCCTCTTTCTGTATTCCGTAGGCTCAATGTATGCGCTTTCTGCTACAACCTTATCTGGCTCGCTTATCCTGTTACCACTCGCATCGACAAAGTACCTAACACATGGGCTAGCCCATGTCGTGCATTTTTCGCTAACTAGCTTTTCCGTTAATACTGTGCCGTAGGTTCGCATATTGCCGCGCTTCATTTCTGCACCTCCCTCACCTGTTTAACTCCTGCGAAGTCCAACAACTTCTGACATGCCGGACACGGTATAGGATCAACCTCATCCGAGCAGACTAGATATAACTCAGCACCCCCAAGATCAACCTTAGACCTAACCAAAGCAGAAACCTCAGCATGCACGGCTAAACAATCATCATAACTTCCCGTGTTATGTTCAATATCCATCCTAGAGCACGTAGTACATGCTTCAGGCGACTCATTATACCCATTGGATATAACTTCGACCACCCATCACGATTACACAGGCGTAGTGACGTTTTAGGCAGTTTGAGAGGGGTAGGAGTTTTCGGGCTTCGTCGAAGTAGTTCATCTCGCCACCCTCTCCCGTCTTTCCTCTGACCACTTCTTAGTCCTGCCGGCATAAGCATCCATAAATCCCATAACGTCCGGCTTAACTCCTGACTCCACAGCTTGTTTTCCAGCTTTAATAAAGTTGATAAGAAACTCGCTCATTACGTCAACCTGCTCAGGTTCCAGCACATCTCGGTAACTAACCCCGGTCAGGTATGTTCCATCCGATATGTTTCCAATTTTGGACGGGAGATTATTCCTGTGCCTCCAACACGCTATGGTGTTTGGCTTTATCCCGACTGCCTTTCCAATTTTGGTATCGTTTTTGCCGGAGTTGTAGAGCTGCAAGATTTTTTGTTCGTTGAATTTTAGCTTTCGCATTTAGGTTCCTCCTTATCTCTTAACTTGTTTAGTCGCCGCCTCTAAAGGATCCCATTTCCTAAACATCCTGCTCACAAAAGTTTTCTTTCCAATCCCGTTAGCCAATGCCATGTCCTCGTATTCCTTGGGGTATTTCCTTTTTGCTATTGCTATGTTGTCTATCAGTGTTCTCTTGCCCATCATGGGAATGGTTGCTGCATCGTCTGGACTCATACCCAATTCGTTTACCCTTCTGTAAAATGCAGAGAGGGGAATATTGTTCTCCTTTGCAACACCTGTCCACTTCTTCCAATCACCTTGCTTTCGAGGTGGATCTTTCTTTGCTCTTTCAATGCTCCATCCCAGGATTCTTACTCTGTCAGTGAGTAACCTTGTGCTTATTCCGTTTTTATTAGCTATTTCATATGCAGTTGGTGGGATATAGAAGTTATAGCTCATCACAACCAAGCCCCCTCACTGTTTTAGGTGTCAATCTTTGCTATCTGTTTCGGTTCGGCTAAATCCTTTGCCCCTTGCATTGTTGCTATGATTTGCTTTAAAGATTGCGGGGTTTTCGCGTCCGTTATCTCCCTTTTCTCCAAGGCCTCATACGCCATTCGGAATTGACCCCGTATAACATCAATGTTTTCAGATAGGCAAATATCTTTAAATCCAATCGCTTCAACTGCTTTTCTTGTTAAAGGACTAAGACTTGCCAACGCTTCCGGTTCGCGATATATGCCGAGGTTACGGATTGACTTTGTAACCTCTGCCCATGCGTCCGGTGCTGGCGGGATGTTCGGTCCTGTGATTTGTGCCGCCACCCCTCGGAATACGGCTGGCATTGGGAGGAAAGGATTCTCAAGGGTTGCTATTACTTTTCTAGCTGCGGTCATGGCTATGTTAAATGGTAAGTCGTTAAGAGCGTCCCAGTATACCTCCATCCTTTGTGGTGATGGCTTGGTATCGGTGGTAATTGACGTGATGTATGAATAAAATTTAGCAAACTCAGGCTTGTCCATTCTTTTCTGCCTCCTCGTGCATGGATAACCATTGGGCCGTTATGTTGTCCTGAATGGATTGGTTTGGTGTTCTGGTGTTAATCCATCCTGTTTTTGGTTTACTGGATTGCTTTTGTCGATCTTCGTTAAGTCTGCTTAATACCCATCCTTTTCCGACCATGCAATGATAATCAGATTTGTTTGGAGGCTTTCCCTTAGAGCAATACCAATTGTCAAGGATGGCAATCATTTCATCCGTGTCATATTTACCGTTATCCTTGACTAACTTTTCATACTCAGCTTCCGACAAGTGAACTTTTTCACCAAATGTTTTTTTAATAACAGCCACTTTAGATTTCTTTGGGTTTTTTTGTACGGTGCTTGCACCCGTACTGGAATCAGGAATCAGGTTAAGGGTTAAGGGAATCAGGTTAAGGGAATCAGCAGGGCTAGTTTCGTGCAAAACTTGTTCTTGCATGGTGCTAGTATGATGCTCGTTTAGTTCTTGTTCCGAATAAAAAGCTTCCTCTTCAGGTTCAGGTATCTCGCTTTCCACTTCTTTCATATGTGGGTTTTGGTGTTTTTTCCAGTTAATCACAGCGATATATCCCTCGTTATCTACGACATAACGAGTTATAAATTTCCTTTTCCACAATTCATTTAGCAAATTATTTACATCACAATCATCATAAGGAAGAATACAAGCTTTGATTTTCTTTGGACTATCCCTTAACCTTCCAGCCTTATCCGCTATCGTCCATAATCCGGCGAATAACAATCTTCCTAGTGGTTCTATTTCGGACAGAACATCATTTAAGAAAAAACCAGGCTTAATGTTTCTCGAACGGGCCATTACATCACCCACTAATAAAGTCTTCAATAGCGTTCCTAAATTCTGTCCAACTCCTAACTTCTTTTGCCAATTTCTTTAGTTCCTCCAAATCAAACCCATGACTATAGGCTTCCTCAAGTAAATCCAATGTCTTCCACATATTCAGAGAACTAAGCCTGTTTTTTAAAATACCGCGTACGTAATACAAATCTTTTAAATAAGGTTTTTCCTGTTCCCTCTTCTTGTTTGCGCATATTTTTTCAATATAATCAAATGCCTTACCGACGGATTTTTCAGTAAATTTTCCATCCTTATCTTTTTCCAAGTATTGATCAGTAGATGTTTCTATTGCATCGAGAACTGTTTCCAGTGGATACTTCTTGATAATTATCTTTAATATCTTTTCTCCACTTTCCGTTGGTGAAAAAGGATGGGCAAGATACGACCATTTTTCAAGTGCATATTTGAATTTAGTTTCCTCAATACTTGAAAGTCCCTCGCGCCATTTCATCATCATTTCGAGTTGGGAACGTCTTTCATTAAGTTCGTCTAA